GGTTTGCTTTTCCTTAGTATTAAAAAGTAAAACTGAACATTTTACTAAACTTACTCTATCACTTCCAAAACTCTCTCTTTTTAATATTGCATCACTATTATTAGAAGCATACAAATTTATAAATGTTCTAGCTTTTAAAGCTTTACAAACATTAATAAGAGCATTATTTACATCCATATCAAAACTATCATAAGCACCTGCTATGATATCTGCTTTATATCCTGTTATACTAGCTGATGTTTTTAATATATTTATAGCATCTATAAAATTTGCTTTTTGCTCATCTTCATCTTCTTCTACTTTGCAAACACTTACAATAGTTGGAACTATAAGTGCAAACATATCTTCACCTATTTTTATATATTTTTCTAAGTTTCCTAAATCATCTTTTAAAGTATACTCATTGTCAAAATACTCTAAAGCCTTTTTAGGACTAGAAAATCCATAAAGGCCACTTGGTACTACACTTGATTTTACTACTAGTGCAATAGGCAAAGTAGATGTTACACTAATAGGTCTTGCACTTGTACTTGTAACTTGCGTTACAATCCCTCTTTTAATACTCATTTTATTCTCCTTTTATTTGATTTGTTATTACAGCATAAACTCTTGCAAAGTTTTTATAGCTATATTAGGGAAGTTTTTATCCAAAGTAATATCTCTTAAATATTGTCTATACTCTAAAAGCTTTTTATACTCTTCTTTGCTTAAAGTTGTATTTGCTTCTATTTCTATTTGTTCCTTATGCCTTGCTACTAAAATATCGCTTTGTTTTAAAAACTCTTCTCTTTGATATTTTTTTTCTTCTATTTTGTCTTTTTCTATTTGCTCTTTACTTCTAAAATCTTTGTTTTCAAACAATAAAGTTTTTTTATTATAAAAGTTTGCATTAATATTTAGTGCTTCAAGCCAAACTTCTTTTGAAACTTCTATATTTGGTGTAGGTATATTATTATGAATTTCTTCGTGATACCAACCTTGTATTTTTCCTGTATTATCTATATGTGCATAATATTTCATTTTTTACCTTTCTAATATCCAATTGCCAAATAATGAAAACTTGATCGTGCAGACCTAGATGCCCAAATTTTAAAATGAGCTCTTGACATAATTCCACCTCTTGGAATTCCATTATAATCAGAATATCCAAAAGTTAAGCAAAGACCTGCTTTTGGAAAAGCAATAGGGAATGGAAAAGTCCATACGTCATCCCATATATTTATGTATCCCCATTGAAAAATAATGCCCGTAGAGCTATCCTTAAACCATCCAGGGCTTGATTTATTTGCTGTATTTTGTGAAGCATTTATAGTCTCAATTGTATTTGTAACTACACTATTTAAGTCATTTATAATTAAATCTAATTGCTTTTTATTTACTGCTTCATTTTCATTTTGTGCAGGGGCTACTTTAAACTCTTTTGTTTCATCTCCATTTATAAAAGCATATTTTTTAAGTTCACTTTTTAAATACTCTTTAGTTGCAAGTACAACTCCATCATCTACACTTAAAGTTACATTTGCACTATTTGAAATTTCCAAAACAACTTTTATAGTTAAATCTTTAGAGGCTCCTTGCTCAAGCAGTGGTTTATATGTTTTTGGCAACTTTCCTAGAGCAAAAAGTACACCATCTTCTGTATAAATACCAATAGAACAAACATAAAAACCACCAACACTAGCAGGAATTACAGCTTCAAGTATTAAGTGGTGCGGATTTATACTATCTTGAAAAATCGAGTTTATATCAAACCTATACTTTTCATCTTCTAATATGCTCATATCACAGCTTGGAGAATTTTCATTATCACTTACAGCCATTTTTGATAGTTTTATATCTTTATTTTCTGCTTTTGCTTTTATTAAAGCTTCTATTCCGCTATTAGTTAATAGTGTATAAAACTCTTGTGTATTACTGCTCAATTTGATCTCCTATTATTAAATTTACATTTATGCTCTCTTCTAAACTACAAGCTAAAGAGTAGTTTTTTATTGCCTTAGTTTTTAGCTGCTTTACTAAAAGTGGTCGAACTTCTATACTCTCACCACTTAAACAGCCAAAAGCATATTTTTTGCCTAAGTTTACTTTTGTAGTTATTACAATTTTTTCTAATACACTTCTTACATTTTTATACTCATTTATAGCTTTTTCTAACTTTTCATAAAACTCTTTTGTTATTGCTTTTGTATCTGCTTTTACTTGTACTTTAAAATAGTAAGGTTCTCCACCATAAGTAAACCACTCTTTTACTTTTATATCTTCACTTAATATTTTTAACATCTCTTCAAGATAATAAACACTTCCTATATATTTTTTTAAGCTTATTGCACAAGATAAAAGTTCTCTAGTTGCTTGTTCATTTAAAGAATTAATATCAACATCAAACATAAAAGCTAAATGAGGCAAATACTTTTTTTTACATAAAAGAGGAAAAAGGTTTAAATCAAACTCTTTTAAAAAGTTAAATCTATTATCTATAGTCTCATCTACTGCTTTTAGATCCAAGCTTTCATTTATAGGTATTAAAACCATTTTGCGTCTCTTTGTCCTACAGCTATTAATCTACTTTTATTTTTGGAGTTTAAAGTTTCTATATATTTTGCTTTTTGCACTTTTTTTAAAGCATCTTGATATATTTGCATATCAGCTTCACTTAAATTGCCGTCTTGTTTTACATAAAGTAAAAACCTAAAATAAGCAATATCAAGTTTTGTTGTTAAGTCCACATCTTTAGAGCCTACAATATCTTTCATCTCTTCAACTGCACTTATGCAGTAGTAGTTTAAATCTGCTTCTTCTATATGTTCTAATGAACTTACATCACTTTGTGCTTTTTTTAGGATTTTTTTTATCATTATGCTTTAGAACCTGTTTGCTTATATGCTAGTTGCCAAAATCCATAACCTGCATTATCTTCACTATCAACTCCATATCTAAAAGAAGCATTCATAAATACACTTTCATCATCTATTTTATCCATAGCCGTAAAATTAATAGTTCTATTTATTTGTAAGATTAAAGGTTTTATAGGTCTTGTTGTATCCAACAAATACCAAGCTTTATCATCACTTAGATCACTTATTACTAATATCTCCACCATATCTTTTGTAATATTTGAGCTACCATCTATAGTATCTGCTTTAAAAAGTTTTAAAGCAATAGCTTCAAGTTGTGGAGGTATAACTATAACATTTGGTTTAATACCTAGTTTTTTACTGCTTTCTCCTTTTTGGCTCATCATATTTTGTCTTGTTTTTAGAAAATTTGCTTGATTTAAAACTAAATCTCCTAAATTAGATATATCATTTGAGCCTACTTTATGTTTTGTATCAAAAAAACTTTTTCCATCATAACAAACTCCATTTGTTTCAAGCAAAGGAAAAACTAACTCATCATAGTGAGTTTTAGCATCATAAGCCATTTGTTGAATTCTTGGTTTCATCATTCCTAGATTATCATATAAAATATAATCTCTATCCATAGAAATTGTAAGCTCAAATCTTTTTTTAGTAATAGTATAAGAGTGTGCTTTTAAATCTTGAATAACTCTATTGCCTACCCACTCTCTCATTTTTGGAAAGTCTCCTAGCCAAGTATAAGAAGAGTTTAAACTATTTGAGTTTATTTGTGTTGCAACTTTGTCATAATTTACTTGTGTTTGAGTATAAAAATTTTCAAACTCTTTTTTAAATGCTTTTGAAGCAGTGTTTAAATTTTCACCATTTAATATTGCCATTTTCTACTCCCATCCCATATTTTTTAAACTTTGAGCATTTTGTTCAATTTTTCGCTCTTGTATATCTAAAGGCGTTTTTAAAGCTTTTGTAAGCTCTATATTTGATTGTTTAACACTATTTAAATAGCCGTTTAAACTATTTAATTCTAAACTATAAGCAAACTCTTTTTGAGATGGCAAAAGTTCTCCATTGCTTATTGCATTATTAATTAGATTTATTTTGTTTGTCTCTTTTAAAAGCTCTATTTCTTGAAGCAAATTTTTATTTAGCTCATCTTTGCTATTTATCTCTTTTTTTAGTGCTTGGTTTTCACTGTTTAAAGAGTTTATCTCTTTTTGTAATTCTTCTTGCATATTTTTATTATCCTTTTTGTTTAATGCTTTATTTAATAAATTAGGACTATTTACAAGTCCAACACCAACGATACTATGTACTTCTCTATTTTGAGAATTAACCGCTAACTCTGGACTTAAATACCTATAATATCTATTTTCTATTGCCTCCTTACCTAAGTTATTTAACTCTAGTTTTGCATAAATACCATCTTGCTTTAAAACTAAAGATGACAAATCAAACCATCCTAAAGCTTCTCCATCTTTATGGTCTTTATTTAAAACAATATCTATTGCTCTAGCTTTGGTATTTTCTAAAACTCTTTTCCCATCAATTATAAAAACTCTATTATCAAGACCTTTTACTTCTCCAATTGGAGATATTTTTACTAAAGTATCTTTTACTTGATTATTAAGCTCTATAAAAAAATAATCTGGGATTAAATTCATAGCCACTTCTTAACTCCTAATTTTTAACTATTTTGAAATTGTAAAATAAAAAAAATCTTTAAGCTTCCTATATAAGCCCTATTTGGAAAGACAAAAAAAAATAAAAACTCTAAAATGACACATATTAATTTAATTTCATAGGAGTGATATTTGTTAGAGTTTGGAACAGTTGTAGAAGTAAAAAGCAATAAAGCCTTAGCAAAAGTAAATATTTTAGGAAGAGTTACGGACTTTTTACCCATATTAAGCAATGCAAACTCTTTTAAAAGAGAGTTTACACCCTTAAGAGTAAACCAACAAGTAGCTGTTTTAGATGATTTACTAATTTTAGGTTCTATTTTTAATAAAGGTTGTCCTGAACCCCTAGGAACTAGCAACAAAGAGGTAGTTATATATGAAGATGGAACAACAATATCTTATGATAGTAGCTCTCAAGAGCTTTTTATAAATGCAGTAAAGAATATAAATATAAAAGCAGTAAATTTAAATATCTCTGCATCAAAAACATCTTTTATAGGTGGAAAAATATCTCACGATAATGTAGATATATCCAAAACCCATATTCATCCACAAAATGCAGGAAATCATTATGGTGGAAATACTTTTACAAGTGCTCCTAAGGTTTAAGAGTAATGAATATAGAAATAGAAGATTTAAACACATCTTTTAAAGATGATTTTGTAAACACACCTATACAAAGTTTTATAAGAATGTTTACAACAGCATATGGAACAAGAATTATGCTTCCACATTTTGGAAGCTCTCTTTATACTTTAGTTGATAAAAACTTTAATCAAGAGTGGCTTATTGATTTTAAAAGATTTTCCTTAGAATGCTGTTTTGATGAAAATGGCAAACTTTGGGATAAAAGAGTTTATCCCAAAGCTTTAAATATTCAAAAAATTAATACAACAACAAATGAGTTCTATTTTGAGTTTGAAATAGAGTTTTTTACAGGAGAATATTATAGTGTTAGATTATCTTAAAAATTTAGAAAAATACAATCTTAAAGAACCAAAAGCAATATCAAAGCTAAGCTTTGAAGAGATAAAAGAGCAGATTATAGAAGATATAAAAAAACAAAGACCAAATATAAAATTAGTTCAAAGTGATGATTTTATGCTTTTAATTGAAACTTTTGCTTATAGAGAGCTATATCTTAGAAATCTTATAAATGAGGATTTAAAAAAGATGAAAATAGATTTTATGCAAAAGTTTACGGATATAAACAAAACCCGTTAAACTTAATACCAAAAATATTAAAGCTATATATGCACTATGATAGTTTAAGCAGAACTATTTTAAGTGTTGAAACTATTGCTTATCAAGAGTTTTTCAAAGATGTATTAAAAAAAGAGGCTTTAAAAGTTGGTATTTTTTTAAATATAAAAGAGTATAAAAACTTTGTTGCAAAAGATTTAAGACTTCAAAGCTTAGCCCCATTAATACAAGATGAGACTATTTTAATATACAAAGATGATGATTTATTGCTTGAAGAGCTACTAACTTATCCAAAATCTGCACATGACGATTTATTAGATGCTTTAGAGATGGCATATAGAAATTTTAAAACAGGTTTAAAAGTTGATTATAAGATGTTAAATAGAGTTTCAAAGCTTTATACACTAAAGGACAAATATGCCAATAAATAAAAAAAGCTTCATAAAAACCAAATACAAGCAAAAAAAACATAAAGGCTAGAAATGTATGTAAAAGAATATTTAAACATTTTTAAACATAGATTAAAGCTTATTAAACACTATAAGGAGATATATAATGACTTTAAAAGATTTAAATAAAGATTTAGATATTAAGTATGATAAAACTAGTGATAGTAAATTTATAAGTTTTTCACTTTTAAAATCTGCTATTAATGAAAATGATTTTTCAAAAATGAATGAGCTATATAATTTACTTTTAGGAATTGATTTAAATGTAGCAGGAAGTATAGAACAAAGAAAAAATGCACTTTTAGAGAATGATTTTAAAATTATAAGTGATGATAAGAAGTTTTTAGAGTTTTATGAAAGTCTAAAAGAGAACTTTGATTTAGAAGAGTTTATAGAAAACTTAAGCTCTGCAGTATATTTTGGTATTGATATACAAAACATAACATATATTCACAAAAATGGGTTTATTTTACCAAATAAAACTAAAGAGATACCATTTTTATATATTCGAAAAGATGAACAAGAAAAAGAGTTCTATTTACAAAGCTCAACCGACAAAAAAATATATTTTAGTGATATTGATGATTTATCTTTAGTAAAATTTTACTACAACTACAATAAAGATAGTTTTTTAAATAGAAGTTTAAGTTCAAAGCTTTTATATTATAGTGTACTTAAACATAGTGTAATTACACTTAATTTAGAGTATTTAGATAAAAATGCAATACCACCAATAATAATTAAATCAGACAAAATAGATGATGAAAAACTTTGCTCTGAGTTACTAACTCAACTTCAAATGCTAAAATCAAATGCTTTTGGAATTTTTGATAAAGAAGTACAAATTGAAACACTAAAACAAGATAGCGAAAGTAAGTTTTTAGAACTAATTGCATATTGTGATAAAAAACAAAATGAGTTAATCCTTGGGGGTAATCTTACAGGCTCTAGTGAAAAAGTAGGAAGTCAAAGCTTAGGAACTATCCACGAGAATAGATTAAAAGAGATAATAAAAAGTGATGCTAAAAAAATATCAAAGTTTGTAAGCAAATATCTAAAACAGCTTTGTAGTATAAACTTTAAAGATATTCCTAATTTTAATTTTTTAATAGATGTAGTTGATAATGAAAATGTAGAAGCTTTAAAGCTTAAAGCTGAAACTTTAGAGATAAAAAGCAAAACTATGCAAAACTTAGTAAATTTAGGATATGAAATCCCACTTGAATATATACAAAAAGAGTTTGATATAAAAGAAGTGAAACTTGCAAAGTTGAAAGAAGAAACACAAGCTTTCAGCTTGAGAAAAGATATTAATTTCCAAGAAAAGAATAATAGTATTATTAAAAAACTCCCTTTAAATAAAATAGATATGGCAATAAAAAGTAAAGAGCTACAAGAAGAGCAAAAAAACAACGAAAAAGAGATAAACCAGACTATAGAAAAACTAATACAAAACTCAAATACTTATGAAGAGGTTTATAATAAAATTTTAGAGCTTTATAGCCAGAGTGATTTACAAAGTTTAGAAACTAGTTTAACAAATTATATAGCTAGTTCATATTTAGTTGAGAACTTAGAAAATGAGTAAAAATATTTCTCAAAAAGTATATAAAGATTTTTTCAAAGGGGATAGCACATCTTTATATA